TGTCACTCTTCCACACATCTGGAGTCCCATTTATCATCCCAACGAAAAAACGAACAATCAGTGGTCGGCATACGATTTTCGCTGGATTAAAAATTTGGGGTCGCATTTAATAAAGGAAATTGAAGTTCAATGTGGAAGTTTAACTTTGCAAAAATACTCGGGCGAATATTTAGCTGCTATGGTCGAACGCGATTTCGATGCCAATAAGAAAAACTTATTCTATTCCATGACCGGCAATGTTGTTGATTTGAATGACCCAGGCAACGCGCAAGGTCGCGCCAATTCGTATCCGTCAGCATATTACACTCCCAATCCACTTGGTGCCGAACCTAGTATTCGCGGGCGCAGTTTATATATTCCTCTCAACACATGGTTCTGTTTAGAAAGTAAATGCGCATTTCCTCTGGTGTCGCTTCAATACAATGAATTGTCGATTACTGTGACCATGCGCCCCGTTGAGGAATTATATCAACTGCGTGATGTTTTTGACGGTCAAAACAACTACCCCTATATGAAACCGGATTATACACGTGATGAAATGCAATTATATCGATTTTTACAAACCCCGCCGGCAGTAAACTTGAATGCCGAGAATTATTTGAACAAAACCACCACTTGGAATGCCGATGTCCACATTTTAGCAAATTATTGCTTTTTGTCTAAAGACGAAGTCCGTAATTTCACTGCCGAAGACCAGGTTTATCTCATAAAGGATGTGTTTGAATATCGTTATGAAAATGTCACGGGGGCGAAACGGTTGAAGGTTCTTACTACAGGTATGGTTGCCAACTGGATGTGGTTTTTGCAGCGCAATGATGTTTACATGCGAAATGAATGGTCCAATTATTCGAATTGGCCATATCGAACTGTTCCCGGGAATGTTTCTAATGCGCCTGTGGAAGCAATTGATGACTCCTTTGTATTGGACTTGACGGGTGATCCGATTGGTCCGTTTATTAATCCAGGTGGAGGGCAGACCGGTTATTTTGTCACAAATGAATTCAATGTGGAAAACCGACGCGACATCTTGGAAACGATGGGGATCCTATTTAATGGCGAATATCGTGAGAATTTGCTCACACGCGAAGTCTATGACTATGTCGAGAAATACACGCGAACTGCCGGGTTTGCGACGGAAGGACTCTATTGCTACAACTTCTGTTTGAATACGAATCCGCGTGAATATCAACCGTCGGGCGCCATTAACATGTCCAAGTTTAAAACAGTGGAATTGGAAATCAATACTTTCGTGCCGCAGATTGATGTGCAAAATGCGAATTATCAAATCATCTGTAATGCGGATGGTGTGGTCATTGGTACGAATTCCTCGACGTGGCGCTTATATGAATACAATTACAATTTGACTCTGTTTGAAGAACGATACAATGTGTTGTCTTTTGTTGGGGGGTATTGTGGTTTAATGTATGCAAGATAAGTAATTGCAAATATATATAGGAATGAATGCCTCTGGATTTAGTGATAATATTCAGGAACCTCCAAATGAAACACTCGATAAAAATAATTTTTCAAATATAAAATTGTTAAAATCCATTCACGATGAGTCTTTTGATGTTGCCAATGAATTTTTTAAAGAAGGTTTTAAAAAAGACGATGGTGATGACGATGAGGTTGAAGGATTTGTCGATGACGATGATGAAGTTGAAGGATTCGTTGATGACGATGATGAGGTTGAAGGATTCGTTGACGACGATGATGAGGTTGAAGGATTTATTGACGACGATGATGAGGTTGAAGGATTTGTTGACGACGATTTGATAGAGGGAATGAAAAGTAAGAAAAGCAAGAAATTTACCATAAAAACCAAGAGCAAAAGTGCAAAAAGTAAAGGCAGCAAAGGTAAAAATAGTTTTGACATAATTGCATGGGCAGTCAACAAAGCAAAAGGAACCGTAAATGATGAACAAATAATAAAATCAGTTTTAAACACCTTGTTTGTTACATTTTTGTCGTTTTTGATTGCCCATAACTGGTATTCCAATTTTTTCACAAATCAATCCTATTTTCGCATTGAAAGCGTGCTGAAATCCGAAAACGCATTCATACAATATTTCACAGATTACATTGTTAATATTGTGATCACAATTGAAACTTTCTTAATGTGCAAAATACCAGCATATTTAAATACTTTAAAAGACACTCAACTTTTTGGAAAACGCAGCGTGTTCTATATTATTTTGATCGCGTCTCTGTCATTTGTCCCCTATTTTCTAGCACAATTAATGGCAATGTACGAATATTTGAAAGCACAAGCAATAAAACTGTATTTTGTCATTCAAAATTACAACAAATCACCTGTTGGACTCCGCAATTACATTCGTGATTTAATTTCTAATTTTTTCAGTTTCATATTTTTATTCAAAGGAAATCCGTTCATTTCCGGAATCATCGGATTCTTGTTTTTTGTCGAATTCATGAAATCTCTCATTCCGCAATATGAATCCTTGATTAAAAAACCAATATTGTTTGGAATATACAATGTTTTTAAATTTGCCATTTTTTATCAACCCACGGTTGCGTTTTCGTCATTAATTCTTACAGCATATTTCACGTACTTTTCGGTTTTGCGACTGCCAATCATCAATGGAATCGGTGGTATATTTCGCGAAATGTTTAAAAATTCCGAATATATGAATAAAGAGAAAATCAAAATCAGTTTCAGTGAATCAATTGAAAAAATAATTAATTTCATTGTTGAAAATTTTCATCAAATCGTGTTGTTATACATTTTGAAACAGAATTTCCCAATTATATTAAACATGGATTCAGTAATTGTCAAATTCATTTTCATCGCATTGGTTGTCATTGGTGTTTTGAAATTGCTCTATTCGATTTTGGAAAAAAAAGGCATTGGAATAGAAGAAAAACGGGTATTGGAATCCAACATCGAGATTGTTTCAAAAGAGTTTGAAAGAAACATAACTGAATCAAATTCCAAACCTCCCACAATAATATCACAGGATGATTTCATGTTGAAAAATCTATACAAATTGTACAAATAATATAAACTGTCCAAATCCGTTTAGAAAATGCGCGCTTTAAACAATATAATGCCCGGCAAGAGTTCTCCTAAAAAAAAGTATTATCCTCTTGTTTCCGTATGCACGCCCACGTTCAATCGGCGCCCGTTTATACCAACCATGTTTCAGTGTTTCAAGAACCAGACTTATCCCAAGGACCGCATCGAGTGGATCATCGTCGACGATGGCACCGACAAAATACAGGACTTAATAACGGCGTCCGGTATCAGTCAAATCAAATATGTGTCGGTGGAGAAAAAAATGTATCTCGGCGCGAAGCGCAATTTGATGCACAGTCATTGCAAGGGGTCCATCATCGTCTACATGGACGACGACGACTATTACCCGCCCGACCGCATTTCACACGCAGTAGAGCGCCTGTTGGATAATCCTGCGGCAATGTGCGCCGGGTCGAGTGAGATATACATCTATTTCAAACACATTAAGCGCATGATACAGTTTGGTCCTTACCAGAAGAATCACGCAACCGCGGGCACGTTTGCCTTTCGCGCGGAACTGCTGAAGACGAGCAAATATGAGGAGACTGCCGCGCTTGCGGAGGAGCGCGCCTTTCTCAAAGATTACACAGTGCCGTTTGTGCAGTTGGACCCGATGAAAACCATCCTGTGTTTTTCACACGAGCACAATACCTTTGACAAGCGGCGTTTGCTGGAGGCGGGATACAATGACTTTATGAAAGAGTCGCCGAAAACTGTGGAGCAGTTTATTAAAAATCAAAGTGAAGCGTCTATTAAGAAGTTTTTTATGGATGAGGTGGATGGTCTGCTCCTTAATTATGCCCCCGGTGAACCCAAGATGAAACCCGATGTATTGAAACAAATTGACGAAATCTTGGAGGAACGTAGGAAAGAAATGGAGAAGGAGCAAGCACAAAATGCCAAAATTGTGTTGCAAAGACCGGGCGAGGCGCCAATGGAAATTAGTCCTACGCAGGCAGTTGAAATTATGAAGGCGCAACAACAGGAAATTGCCAAGCGGGATGCGCGCATTGCCGAATTGGAGAAAGTTATACAGAGGTTGTTGAATACTAAAGGTTCCAATGAAACTTTGCCTATTCCTGCTCCTGCTCCTCCTCCTCATCCTTCCCCTCTGATGTCCAATACAAACCCTGCAAATAAGAGTGAACCTGCCTTCAAAATTAGTGATTTTGCCAAGAAAAATTGATTGTGATTTCAAATCTGTATTCATTTGCAAAAATAAATACAAATAATATAATGAGTTCCGACGACGCCATCATGATTCTTAAATACCCCGAAATAAACAACTATTTCATGGAGTCCGATGGGACTACGCCCATTTTCATAAAGTTGATGGCAACCATCCTGTTTATTCGACAGAGACTGGGTTATCGCGTCGATGAGACCGAAGTCTTTTATAGTCGCATTTCGATGGTAGACCCGCAACTATTCAGAAATGTTTTGCAGGAGGACTTGCCGTCAATTCTTGCACTATTTGTCGGGGTTTTGTGCGATTATGTCACGGGAACCGATTTGATCGACTTTGACGATGCAGAGGCGGAGGAGTCGAAGCGCAAAGTGTGCCAGAGGTTAGTCAAATACATCGACCCCAATTAGGAGTTTAATAAAAATAAATAATGGTTTTAATAAAAATGAAGGAGGGGTCCTGGGGAACCATGGGTTCCCCAGTTAGTCATCCAAATCCAATTCGTCGACCTCCTTAACCTCCGTTTTTTTCACATTCCGGTCCAAATACCGATAAATCCGTTTTATGTCCAATTTGTTGATTTCATATGTATCAAAGATCGCCTCTATCGAATTCATCGTTGCCGAGTCGTTCAAAAAGTCGGCATTCTTCTCTAAATAAAACAATCGCATCTCTTGGAAAAACGCCACTAAATCTTTTCGGTCCATATCCAATTTCCCACACAATTCGTGTATGAACTCGATGTTATTGTATTCCGTCGAATACTTTGTCAACACTTTGGTAAATCGTATTTCGTCCGGATCTATTTTCACTTTTTTAGTCGGTTGCGTTGCCAACATCTTATGAAATATCCGGTTGTTGTTAAATGTCTTCATCAAACTACTCATCTCGTTGAACTGCCATATCTGGTTCTGAAACGTGATGCGGTCAATGTAATCCGCATAACAAATGTTTTCCAAAAACCGCAGATAAAATGGGTATCCCCGTTTCTCGGCAGGCATCACATCCACTATGTTTTCGTGCAACAGAAGTGCAACCACCGTGCGATCCGTCTCGTTTAACACTATATTATGCTCCTCTATGTGGTGCGGTTTTGTTATTAGGACCTGTGTTATTTTGTGCGTGTCCTCATTAAAGGTTTTGGTATTCAGGATTTTCTTTAGAACCAGGTCATCAATTAATTCCGGTTTTCGATCACACAACTTCTGTATGAATTTCAACTTTCGCAAATCCCCCATTACGTAATTTTTCACAATTTCGTGTTTCTCTATCGGCAAGGATGGCAAACACCGCGAAATCAACGTTTTCATCTGGGGTTGCGTCGGCGTCTTCAATTCAAACACGTTACACACTTTCATCAATTCCTTGATTTTCTTGTCTATGTTGTAGTTTCCAATACAGATGATCGGGTTCAACGTCGTATTCTCCTGTTTCTGTTTCTTCGTCTTTTTCTGGCGAATGAGTTTTATCAAAGCGTTTAACCCGCCCTTGTCGCCGCTATTCATGCCGTCGATTTCATCCATCAATATCGCAATTTTGCGCGACTTCTTGTGCATCATGTCCAACACGTTGCGCGAGGATATGTTGTTGCTCGCGATGGCGTCAATCAACGATTTGTTCCGCACATCGCCCGCATCATACTTTATGACATCGTAGTTCAAGGTTTTCAAAATGTCGGTTATGAACATGGTTTTCCCCACACCGGAGGATCCATAGATGTAGAACCCCTTCTTGTAATTCGTGTTTTTATAATCCGCGTCGAAATTTGCCAATATTGTTTTGATTTCTTGTGCGACACCTTCTCTGTCAAATATCGTGTTTAATTCTGCGGTGTTCATTTGTATTATTTGTAAAATGTCTCTATCTACAAATAATTCACAATTTTAATTTCTGTTATAAACGCGCGACACTTTATTTCGAAAACGCGCCGAAATCTGCCGTCAAGGGTCGGAAATTGGAACCCTTGGACTGCAGAGCACCATTGTATGAATACACGTCAATGGGTGTATTGGCAGTTAATCCCGTCGAGGCAATGCCCGTGTTGTTTCGGTTGTAACCATTGGTTTGGTTGC